TTGGATTATTACAAAGACATAATGTAATGAATTATGGCTACGTCAGGAACTACAGCATTCGATTTAAATATCGATGACATTATTGAAGAAGCATACGAAAGATGTGGTATGCGGACTAATAGTGGAAAAGATTTACGTAGCGCAAGAAGAAGTTTAAATCTATTATTTTCTGAATGGGGCAATAGAGGAATTCATCTTTGGAAAGTTGAATTGAATGAAGTAGCTCTTGTGTCAGGACAAGCTGAGTATACAGTTGATGGACAAGTTAATGATGTACTAGAAGCATACATATCTTCAACCGCTGCAGCTTCCAATAATGCAAATACTCAGGATGTATCTTTAACTAAAATTGATAGATCTGCTTATGCAGCTTTACCAAACAAATTAAATACAGGACAGCCTTCACAATATTATGTTGATAGACAAACAACACCAAAAATTTTTGTTTATCAAGCACCTGATTTAAACACTTACACAACTTTAAAATTTTATACAATTAATAGAATTGAAGATGCAGGATCCTACACTAATCAAGCTGATGTAGCTTATAGATTTTTACCTTGTATGTGTTCAGGCCTTGCATATTATTTATCTCAAAAAAGAGCACCAGATAGAATTTCGTTATTAAAACAATTATATGAAGATGAATTGTTAAGAGCTTTAAATGAAGATGGAGCAAGATCTTCAGTTTATATATCACCACAATCTTACTTTGGAGATGGAGTATAATGGCATTTGCAAGAGGTAAAAGATCACTAGCAATATCGGATAGATCAGGTCAGGCTTTTCCATATAGAGAAATGGTAAAAGAATGGAATGGTTCATTAGTACATATATCTGAATTTGAAGCTAAACATCCACAATTGGATCCACCTCATCATAAAGCTGATGCTATTGCATTAAGAAATACAAGATCACAAAAATTTCAACAACCAGCAACTGTTGCATCAAATGATAATACTATTGCGGATTCAGGTGGTACTGTTGTTGGTGTAGCAAATCTATCACTACCGGGAGACTTTGCTTTTAGCACTCAAAGTTTTCAAGTGACTTCAAACGGAATTACAACATCTATTTCATCAATGATTCCTGAAGATCCTTCTCTGCAAAATAGAAGAAGAGAATTAATATCAATTATTGGAGATGTAGGAGTAAGTATTTCATAATGGCTATAACACATTCAAATTTTTTAACACAAATTAGAGACTACACAGAGGTAGGTTCAACGGTTTTATCTGATTCTATTATTCAAGATTTTATTAGAAGTGTTGAGTTAGATGTGGCTGGTAAAGTTGATTATGATGATTTGAGAAAATATGCTACTTCCACATTTACTGCTGCTAACAGATACGTAAGTTTACCAGCAGATTGTATGATAGTAAGATCAGTTCAAGTTATAGACGGAAGCACAAGAGTGTTTTTAGAAAAAAGGGACACAAGTTTTATTTCTGAGTTTAATAGCACTGGCTCACAAGGAACACCTAAATATTTTGCAAATTGGGACGATTTTAATATTCTTGTAGCTCCAATTCCTGCTACTGCTTTGACAGTTCAAATAAACTACATAATTGATCCACCTGAATTTACTTCAACAAATAATACTTTTTTATCTACCTACCAAGAGTCAATGTTATTACATGGTGTATTAGCAGAGGCTTTTAGATTCTTAAAAGGTCCTGATAATCTATACAACTTATACCAAACAAAGTATACTGAAGAAGTACAGAATTTTGCCCTACAACAAATGGGTAGAAGAAGACGTGCGGAGTATGATGATGGTGTACCAAGAATGGTAGTTCCTTCACCTTCTCCAAACCAATAATTAATAGGAGAACAATTATGGCAATAACAACTAATGCTATTTGCAATAGTTTTAAAAAAGAGCTTTTACAAGGTAAACATGATTTTGATACATCGTCTGACACTTACAAATTAGCGATGTTTACATCTCAAGCAACTTTAGGAGCTTCAACGCAAAACTATGCAACAAGTAATGAAGTTTCATCACCTTCAGGATATACTGCAGGTGGAAAAGCTTTAGTAAACCAAGGTGTGAAAGTATCATCAGGCGTAGCGATTACAGACTTCGCAGATCTTTCATTTACTGGTGTAACATTAACTGCAAGAGGAGCTTTAATTTATAACACTACGACTGACGGTGGATCAAATACCACTGACGCTGTTGCAGTGCTAAATTTTGGTGCAGATAAAACTGCTACTTCTGGAACTTTTACAATTCAGTTTCCAGCATTTACAACATCTGCATCTATCTTAAGACTTGCATAAGGATTAAAATGATATGGCCACTGGATGGGGACGAAAGACATGGGGAGCATCAGATTGGGGAGATCTATCTAATGAAACAGTCTCACTCAGTGGCATATCATTAACAAGTTCTATTGGTTCCTCAGTAGGCCGAGCAGGTGCTGACGCAGGAACAATTTCAGGAATTCAACTAACATTAACAAACGCTGGTGCCGTTGCTGGTTCCTCTGTTGATGTTTCGGTTACAGGTAGTTTAGAATCTTTAGGAGTTGGAACTGTTACAACACCTATTGGACAAGAAATAAACGTAACTGGTTCGCAATCTTCTACCTCCATAGGTAGTGTTACTATTGATGATACAACACTTACAGGTGAAGGTTGGGGTAGAGGCTCATGGGGCGAATTTGCTTGGGGTGATAATTTTTCTGTTCTTGCAACTGGAATTTCTCTGACAGCTTCTATCGGTAATGCAATTGGATTTACCGATCATACTGTTGAAGTAACAGGACAACAATTAACTTCAACTTTTTCAAATCCTTCTTTTTCAATTCAAATTGATGGAGATGTAACTGTATTAGCTGCAGAAGATCAGTTAGATGCATTAACAACCGCATCAACTGTAACGGCAGATGCCAATGTAGATGTGACTGGCATACAGATTACAGGTTCAATTGGAACAGCAGTTGGTGGATTAAAAACACCAGTTGATGTTAGTGGCATACAAGCGTCTATGACGCTAGGAACATTTACTTTAATTCAAACTACTGTTGAATCTCCTACAGGAATTCAAGCTACAATGTCCCTTGGTCAACATGCAGACATTCCAGGGCAAATAATTGGTGT